GAAAATCCATTATCCAAGCTGCATTCCAGGACAGGTTTAATGTCTGGGAATACTTCACAGGGAACAACCTATCTACAAAAGACGCGATTGCACTAAAACACCCAGCCATATTCCACGAAAACTTAGCCCACGACCACATAATATCATGGAGTAACGAAGGCGATACAGTCTTTGACCCAATGATGGGGAGTGGGACCACTGGCAAGATGGCGAAACGGTTAAACCGGGACTTCATAGGCATTGAAAAAGACGAGAAATACTTTGAAATTGCACGGAATAGGATTGACATAATGAATTGATTTTGCTATAAATAACGAAACGGCAAGAGGGGCGAACCTCCCACCGTTTCTAACCATTAACCCATATATAGAGGATATGAGCGTCATGGCTAAACCCATATTAAAAGATTCTCATGAAAAAGTCAAGAGGGGCGGCGGGAATAAGCTCGAACTTAAAGGAATGAAGTTCGGTAGACTGACCGTTGCGGAAGATCACGGTAGGAGTAGGTGTAGATCCGTGACGTGGCGTTGCACATGTGATTGTGGCAATATAGTAATTGTTCGGAGCGCCGATTTAAGGAGTGGAAATACTAAATCTTGTGGGTGTTTAAGAATCAGATATGGGGACATTCAGGTTGGGCATAAGTATCACTCATTAACGGCGCTAAGGTATTGTGGAAGAGACAGCCTTGGTAAAAGCATGTGGGAATGCAGATGTGATTGTGGGGAAATAAAAGCTGTCAGGAGTGATAGCTTGATGAGCGGCCATACAAAATCTTGCGGGTGTCTTCATAAAGAGCGTGTTACCACTCATGGGTTTTCGAGCCACACTCTTTATGATACGTGGAATTCAATGAAGGGCAGGTGTCTAAACGAAACTAACGCTGCTTTCAAGAATTATGGGGGTCGTGGGATAGAGATATGCGATGAATGGAAACATAGCATTGAATCTTTCTATAAATGGGGCATTGAAAATGGGTGGGAAAAAGGTCTAACAATCGAGCGTATCGATAATGACAATGGCTATAACCCATCAAACTGTAAGTTTGCAACTAGGGTTGAACAAGCTGGCAACAGAAGGCAAGGCAAACTGAACGAAGTCGCCGTGAAAGTCATAAAATATTTCCTGGAAAAAGGTGTCTCGGCGGCAAAACTTGCAAAATTGCACAAGGTGTCTCGTTCAGCAATCCAGCATATAAATCACGCTAGAAGTTGGGCATGGGTTGAGATATGAGTTATCAGGATGAGCAAACGGAAATCGAGGGGAGGATGATCACCCAATGGGCCTTGATACATAACGATATTAAAGTCATATACGAGAACTCCCCTGAAGCGGTTCCAACTTCTGGATCGTGGTTGCATTTTGAAATCCATGGCGTGGATAGCGACGTGACCGGCATAGGCGGGTCGGCCACGCAGCACACATCCACTAATTTCATATCGATCATCGTATCCGTGGAAAAAGGAACAGGATCGAAAACGGCAAAGGGTTTGGCTGATGATGCAGCGGCAATTTTCAGAGGTGCGGAGATTTCGGGGTACTTGTTTAAATCACCCTGGATAAAACGCCTCGGGAATCAGTTGGGTTGGTTCCGGTATGCTGTGACTATTCCATTTGAGAGATCGGAAATATTTAATTAAAACAAAGAATTATGTTGACTTATATGTGATAAATGGATACCGAAAGAAAAAAGAACAGGGTTTACTTCGAGGCAATGGCATTGAGTTGCCCACCACACAAAACAAAGGCGGTGTTCATAGTCGGCATCCCCCGATCTGGTACAACTTGGCTATTGTCTATCTTGAGCCAGCATCCAGACTTCCTTGCAATCACCCCGGAAATGCTTGGGATTAAAGCCAACCATCCCACGATGGAAACGGGCTTATTTATAAAGGGGTTTCCCGATAGCGAAATCTTACGGCGCTGGAATAAATTACCTGATGATAGAATCTTAGTAGAAAAAACACCGGCGCATATCGCGGAGGCAGACCGTATCAAGAAATTATTGGGTGCAAGAATCATCTTGATCCATCGCAACCGATTAGACGTTATTTGTTCCATGCTGAAGCCTAACCCATTCTGGACAGGATCTCCGAAGACGTTTGACGCAGCGATTAAGATTTACAATAAATTCAACGTACAGGTATCCGCTGATTATACGGTTTCATATGAAGATTTATGGGCTAATCCGGTTGATGAGTCTAAACGTCTCTTTGCCTTTCTCGGGGTAAGCACATCCAGCACACGGGATATTGTAACTGTAACTAATTTAGGAAAAAGTCTGCCCCTGAAACTAAAAAGCGTTTTCGATAAGGGGACCCCAGGGCAGGGGGAACATCTAAAGGAATTTACGGATAGGATTCAATAAATGGAACAAGCCATACTCCCCATATTCCCAGAACCCCGCATCGACTTAATGCACGGTGATTGCCTTGATGTACTGAGGGCATTCCCTGACAACTCAGTCGACTCGGTAGTCACAGACCCACCATACGCTCTTGAGTTCATGGGCAAGGGTTGGGATAAGGTGCTTCCGTCCATAGAGATATGGAAAGAGTGTCTTAGAGTGGCTAAACCTGGGGCCATTCTTTTAGCCTTTGGCGGGACACGGACCTATCACCGGCTGACCTGTGCCATTGAAGATGCTGGCTGGGAGATTCGTGATTGCTTGATGTACGTTTATGGGAGCGGATTTCCGAAAAGTACGAATATTTCCAAGCAGTTGGGTAAGATGGCTGGGGCTGAGAGGGTGCCTAAACTCATCCCGACCAAGAAAGGAAACCTGCCAGAGCAAGCTGGTGATATTGCTCTAGGTGCCACTGGAATGACTGATATAAGCGAGCCTATTTCACCACAAGCTCAAGAATGGAACGGCTACGGCACCGCCCTGAAACCAGCCTATGAGCCAATAGTCATGGCAATGAAACCCAAGGACGGAACATTCGCCAACAACGCTTTGAAGTGGGGTGTTAGCGGGATAAATATTGATGGGTGTCGGGTTGGGACGGAAACTATAAAAACACAAGGTGGTGATAAGTTCCCTGGTGTGTACGGAAAATATGCGGAATGCCAAGAGTCTACGCACAAAGGCCGCTTTCCAGCAAATTTTATTCATGACGGATCTGAGGAAGTGGTGTCGTTGTTTCCTGATAGTAAAGGACAGCAGGGGGATGTGAGAGGAACGGAGAAAAGCCGAACGGGTGGCGTTGGTACGAATTGTCATGGTGAATATGACCGCATTCAAACTTTAAAGCGAAATGACTCTGGTTCCGCAGCAAGGTTTTTCTACTGTGCTAAAGCATCTAATGCTGAACGGAATGATGGTTGTGAGGGGTTGCCAACGGTTCGGAAATCACACATGCAGACAAAAAATGGGACTGGTAAAAGGTCGATGAAAGAAGGATTCCCTGACACCTTCCAACAAAACAACCACCCCACGGTCAAACCCCTGAAACTAATGGAATATCTCTGCAAGCTGTCCATGCCCCCTAATGGTGGAACAGTCCTTGATCCGTTCTTGGGAAGTGGAACCACGGGCGTTGCTTGCAGAAACTTAAACCGGGACTTCATAGGCATAGAAAAAGACCCTGATTATTTCAAGATTGCACAGGCTAGGATTCAATGAATATCCTCCTAGCGACATCCTCACTCACAGAACGAGCAGGGTCCGAAACATTCCTAATGACCATGTTCGACCGGCTGTCAAAAGACCATGACGTCGATGTTTTCAGCAAGGGAAAAAACACATTAATCAACGCAGAGTGTGACCAAAATAAACGCTACGACCTCGCTCTAATCAACCACAATGTCTGCCTAAGAGCATTAAAGGGTTGGCACATAGACAAAAGGGTCTTCACGTCACACGGGCCGGGTCCTGCAATGGAACAGCCTGTTCCGGGCGCTGATGTATATGTTTCGATATCCGAAGAAGTACAGGCCAATCTCAAGGCCAAGGGGTTTAAATCTAAGGTTATCCGGAACCCCATAAATACCGATCATTTCATGCCGAGCTCTGTCAATCGGGAATTAAAAAAGATACTGTTTCTTGCTAACCATGCCCACAAACCCCGGATCAGCCCGCTTGAAAAAGTCCAGAAAGCCTGTGCCGGGCATGACTTTGATATCCTGGCAGACTTTAACCCGAATGTTCAAGAAGCCATATCACGGGCCGATTTGGTTATCACTGCGGGCCGGGGGTGCTACGAGGCATTGTCATGTGGAAAAAACGTGATGATTGTCAATCGATCATGGTTTGACGGGATGGTGACACCGGAAAACATTTTTGAACTGAGGAAGAATAATTGTTCGGGGCGCCGGTTTAATCTGCCCTGCGCGATTGAGAATATCAGGCGGGAACTTGAGATGTATGATCCAGACCGGAGCATGAGGCCGTATATTTTGGAGCATAATAATGTTGATCGGGCTGTTGGGGAGTATTTGAAATTGTAGGAAAAACGGGGGATAAATGGATTACCAGGTACACAATACAACCAAATCATTACGCATTTTAAAGAAGGCGATGAGATCCAGCGACCGGGTTTTTTATACCCGCTTCGGTGATGGTGACATTTTCCTCATGAACGACCGGGCGGGAAGTGAGGGGACCGTGGGAAATAACCGGACAGTATGGAGCCAAACCATTAGCAATGATCTCAAAGAGTCTCTGAATATTCAAGACCCCCGCTTTATGAAAGCCGTGTCCCTGGACTACGAAAAAGAAAAAGGTATGGAAAAAGGGCTGTTCGCACCGTTCGGAAACAAAGCAGATCTAATCAAAATGCTTGGTCAGGTGCTTGATACTGATGACACCCATTTTTTTAACCCGGTTCTCTTCCATTATCTGGCCTGTTTTAAACCCCAAAAGCTCAAAAACTTCTTTGCCGAATTCGTGAAACCGAAAAAGAAACTCTTCATCGGGAACTGTGACAAGGCCAATATGGAGTTGATGTTTGGGCCGATTGATTATTACGTGAAAGTCCCAGAGAAAAACGCTTATGCCAAGATTGATCAATGGTGGCCGGAAGTTCTCAAGGCAATAGACAAGGTGGACGTTGTTTTACCCTGCACAGGAAACGCTACAAGGGTCATCCAGGGGCGTCTATGGAAAATGGGGGCCAAGGTCCACAGTTTGGACGTAGGCAGCATTGTTGACGCTATGGACGGGCAGACGACGCGCACATGGTTGAAGATGAAAGGGCAGGAAGTACGGAACGCATTTGATGATTCACTCAAAATCGATGTGGTGGTTCCGTATCGGCCTGATGATCTTGGCGCGGCGTATAATGAAGCTATGTCAAAGGCCGACGATTGGGTGCTGTTCCTTGACCATGATTTCATGCTCTTGAACCCGAAATGGTACGACGTTTGCATTAATGCAATCCGGCAAACAGGTCACAAGGCCGGGTGGATTTCAGCGGTCACAAACCGTATCGGTTGCCCTACCCAAAAAGTAAACCTCGATCAAGTCACGGATTCAAATAACATCGAGGACCATATCGGCTATTCAAACAACGTCTGGAAGCAGCACGGCGGAAAGATCCACAAGGCCACAAATTCAAAGGCCCCCTTCTCAGGGTTTTTTATTCTAACTCACAAAGAGGCATGGAGGAAGGCCGGCGGTTTCGGGCCCGGCTTCCTGGGAGTTGATAATGACTATTATAACAAGCTCATGCTGGCCGGGTATGATTCATATGTTTTGCCTGGCCTTTATGGTTATCACTTATACGATGCTAAACGACTTTACAAAATAGGGGGTGCTTCACGGTTCACGAAGCCAGGCTTGAAAATCGTTGAAAAAGAAAAAGCTCTCCCGATACCGGGAACGGTTTCTGTGATCATGATGGTCAAGGATGAAGAAAAAAACCTCCATAGGTGCCTTTCTTCCATTAAGGGGTTCCATGATGAGCTGATTGTGGTGGATACCGGCTCCACCGATAAGACCATGGAGATCTGTAAGGAATACGGCGCCAAATTATACGAGCATCCATGGAAAGACTTTTCAACCCACAGAAATCAGTCCATGGGGTATGCAACTGGAGAATGGTTATTCCAGATCGATGCTGATGAGGAAATGAATTGGCAGGACACAACCCCCGGGGCTTTCAAGGAATGGCTGTTTGAACAGCCCAATGATGTGGCCGGTGTCGAATTCGACATGGACGATTTCAGGGGGGGGCGGAAAGCGGTCACGTTCGATTGTCGGAGATGTTTCAGGAATGGCCGTGGGGTCTACCGAAAAGCGGCACATAATGAGCTGATTGTTTCGGGTGAAAAGGTCAAATACAAAGATATCCGGTTTAACCATTACGGATACGATTTGACCCCTGAAGAAAAAGACGCCAAAGGTGAAAGGTCAATTCCCCTGATCAAGAAGCGCCTCAAAGAAAACCCCGCCGATTACGATTGCTATTTTTATCTGTGTGAGTTCTACGCGGATCTTAATCAGGTGGATTTATCCATTGAAAACGGTGAAAAGTACCTGAAGTATAAACCGTTCATGGGGCCTCGTTTCAATTTCACTATTTATTACTCTCTGATCAACCGATACATCAGCGTTCAAAACTTTGATAGGGCACGGGAATTGATCATCGAGGGCTTGACCGATAACCCGGAGGATTTGGATGTCAATTTGGCACGTTGCCAGCTCGGTGTGATGATCAATGACGCCGATACGGTAATCAATGGGGCCCGGACGTTTATAAATACCTACGCAAAATATGAAAGCGGAGAGATTGTAAAGGGGAATCAATTTGTTTTCAGCTTCAACCCGGATACCCTGGCTTACGCACATTATCAGCTTAGTTCGGCGTATCTACAGGCAGGGCTTCACGTGATGGGTAAGCTCAAGGACGTTCTACCGGGTGCAACCGACCAGGTGAAAGACAGGATCGAGGAAGACTGCAAGACCCGATTGGGGCCTATTGGGTTGTATGATATAGCCAAAGCTGCATTGTCAAGTGAAGGCGAAAGAAAGGTAGGTTTAAGCTTGACGTAATGAATTGTTTTTGCTATAAATGATGAAGCTGAAAGGTGCGTAAACACCGATCAGCTTCTAACCACAAAATCATATTTGGAGATATGACCTCATGACTGATCGAAGCATACCAGAAAACACCCCTGAAAGTCAAGATAAACGCTGCCCGCGATGCGAGCAGGTTAAGCCGAAGTCGGAATTTCCTAGAAATAAAAACAGACCCGGTGGCGTTGGAAGTAGGTGTAAAAAATGTGACAACGAACTTCATAAGCAACACAGAAAGAAGCATCCTGAAAAGGCGGCTGAAATTTCACGAAGGCATTACCAAAAATATAAGGAAGAGTTAAAGAAAGAACGTCAAGAAAACATTGAAGAAATACGCGAACAGTCAAGAGCGTTTTATCGTAGCAACAGGGAGAAAGAGCTCGCTAGACATAAAAGATACCGAATTGAAAATAAAGAGAAGATATCGAAAAGACGAAGGGCGGGGAGCAAGCGATATTATGAACAGAACAGGGGAAAAATATTGGCGTACCATGCAGTATATAGAAAGACTGAATCTGGGAAGAGAGCCCATGGGCGGGGTGCACATAAATATAGGGCATTAAAGGCAAATGCTAAAAGTGAATCGTTCTCCCCACAGTCAATATTTGAACGGGATGGGTACATATGCCAGTTATGCAGGAAAAAGACAAGACCGAATTATAACCAATACCACAAATTACGCCCAGAGCTTGACCATATAGTGCCGCTGTCTAAGGGGGGCGATCATACAAGAAAAAACACTCAATGCCTTTGTAGAGAGTGTAACGAAAGAAAACACAACACTGGAAAGGGGGACCAGCTGAGGATGTTTGGGTGACAGCAAGAAATAAATCAATACGTTAAGAAGTTTTTGAGGGGGAATCTGAAATCATTCAGGTTCCTTTTTTTATTTATAATGGTCGCGTTGAGGGGTGGGGGCCTCCTCAATTAAACATCTTTATAGGAGGTCTATCATGAGTGACAGCAACCGGTGTCAATTATACCAAAAAGAAGAAGAGGTCTGGGGCACAACCCCCAGTTCCGCCCTTACCGCCCTACGTTTCACCAGTGAGAGCCTGAAGTACAATATCAAGAAAGAACCTTCAGACGAAATCCGGTCAGACGGTCAAATCACCGATGAAACGATACTCGGGGCGTCCCCCGCAGGTGGGGTCAATGGAAACTTGTCCTACGGGACATATGACGCTTTCATGGAGAGTGCCCTTTTCAGCTCCGGGTGGTCAACCCCCATTGCCATTACAGGAACCATTGCTTGTGACGCTACCCAGAACGCCCTTGTTTCCTCCACTGAAACAATGAACACCAATGTCCACACTGGGCAGTGGATTTTAATAAGCGACCATTCCACGACTGCAAACAACGATTATGGGCTTGTTACAGCCGCAACCACGACCCACTTGATTCTTGCTGGCGGGCTTACCCTTACCGTGGGGGCTGGAGAAGCGTGTACCGTGGCAAGCGCCGGTATGATCAGGAACGGCACCACGGAAACCTCCTTTACCTTGGAACGTTATCACGCCGATGTGACCCAATATTTTGCCTATACGGGAATGGTGGTCAATCAGATGGTGTGGAATCTTAACGCCGGGGCAAGGATTAAACTTACCTTTGACTTTAAAGGGAAGGATGAAACACTCGCTCAGGCATCGGTCGGCACTGGGGCAGCAAGCGCAGCAAACACCAACGATGAGATAAACGCTGCCACCAATGTCGCAAACCTTTTGGAAGGTAGCACCCTGGCGGATGTGGTAGCCGGATTTTACACGAAATCCATCACGCTCACTGCGGGTAAAAACGTGAGTGAGCTGGACGGAGTGGGGTCTCTCAATAATGTGGACCTTGGCAGCGGGTCGTTTAACGCCACCATAGCTCTTGATCCATATTTTCTCAGCAACACCCTGTATGACAAGTTCATAGCTAACACGACCACGGGATTTTCTTTCCGTGCCCTTGACACAGCCGGAAACGGGTACATCTGCACGATCCATAGCGGGAAAATCCGTGATGATTCAGGGCCGAACGCCGGAGGTCAAAACAGCCAGTGCATGGAGAACATGACCATTAGTGCAATCAGAGACACTACTTATGATTGTATGTTGCAGATTGATCGTTTCGCAGCATAATTAAAAGCTGACCACCGGGTCAGGGAACAACACAAATTCCCCCTGAGTGCCAGAAGTCCCCGTCTGGCGCTTTTTTTGTGCCCTGGCCCGGTTCCTTTTTAAACCAAAAATCGGGGACATAACCCAAACGGGGAGAACAAACCATGAAGAAGCAAAAGAAAGAAGAAAAGAAAGTCACAACCATTTTCGATGCTTATGAGATCGACCTTGAAAAAGAAGTGGATGGTATTGAGGAACAACTTAATTATCTTCCTGGGAATTGGGTCACTCTTGCGAGGTTCGGGAACCCTGATTGTTCGAAAATGATGGAAAACCTCATGAAGCCGTACATAGGCGCACAGAGGGCGAATCGTAAAATCCCTGATGAAATCACAGACGATATCCTGAACAGAGTCCTTGCAAAAACGGTTGTGAAAGGGTGGCGAGGCCCTGCGTTTGTGGCAAGGAACGAAGAGACAGGGGATGTCACGCCCCTTGAATATTCCCCGCGAAATGCCCTCAGTTTATTCCGGATTCCGAGCTTGAAATTATTGAGGGATGAAATAGTTGTCAAATCAAAAGCTGAAGATGCTTTCAAGTTGTTTCAGGACGATGAGGCATCCGATAACCTGGGGGAGTAATTGGGAGATATCTCAAGCATGGGTTTGAAAAAGTCCAATGGCTTGAGAAATTGCAAGAAGAAGAGGGGATTGAAATTCCAGATATTCAACCCCCTCTTTTCCCTGATTTATCGAAATACTTTCAGGCGTTTTGGTTCCTGTCTGAAAGCCGCCAGAAATATGTGGGCATGACTCAGATCATTGACGGGCCGATCCTGCTTTCTGAAATCGAATCGTATTTCAACATCCACTACATCAACAATCTTGAGGACCGGCTTGATTATGTCCGTTTCGTTAAGACCATGGACAGGTCGTATCTCAAATACAAGCATGACAACCCCGAGAAGCCTGAAAAGACCCCTGATGAATAGGTGATTGAATGCCAGAAATTGATGTGAGCGTAAATTCAAGAGGTGCCATAACAGGTGCCCGCCAAGTTGATGGCGCATTTCGTGATATTAGAACGAGTGCAAAAAAGAATCTCGGGGACATGGAAACGTATGGGAAGCGTACCACAGGAGCATTTGACACTTTGAAGAGATCCATATTGAGCGT